TACCTTGTAGTTCTTCTCCTCAGAGACGAAGATGCCTTTAACGCCGTTATAGATGCCTCTGCGCGACTGCTTAGTCTGCGTCTGTATATCACTGACCACGTCAGCTTCTGTGAACGTCAGCGTAGGCGTTTTGTACTCAGCGCCGTCAATGAAATACTTGCCACCTGAGTAGGTCAGCATTCCGCCCATCGATGCCAGTAGCTGTTCAATGTTGGCCCTAATTTGATTGCCTGTCTCGATTACGCCGTTGCACTGATATCGGTCTTGAGTGCCACCGGCATCAAGCGTGACTTGTTCTTCACAAAGGTTAGCCGCCGCGTTTAATGATGTGATGTCGATATTGGCAACGACTTCGCCAAGACCATATTTCTGGTCGATCATATAATCGCGCAAACATAACGCAGGGTTATCGCTGTACGCGTACACGTTGGAGCGCGGATCGTAAACTTTTTTACCTCTTATCACAGCCGTAATGTTGGGGACGCCCTGCGGAAACTTGTCCGCGTCCCACTCCAGCCTAAACGCAATATAGGCAATGCCCGACAGCTTGTGGTCAGTAGTCCAAAGCGTATTTGCGTTTACGAGGTCAGTTGATGCGGCCTGTCCGTCCGTGCCAGTCTTTCGGTCGATAGTGACGTAAGTACCCCAGTCGTCTTGGAAACCCCCGCTAGAGGTCCACACCTTCTTATCGTTAAACCATATTTCGTCATAGCTTTGTATCTCATGGCTGGCAAAGGCAATCGCCATGTGCAGGTATTTATTGCCATCGCCTGAGTTGGATATAAATACAACCTGACCACCGACGCGCATCTTGCCGTAAACTATTTTGCGTGAGCCAGCAGGTTCACGAGTGGTCTGTGTAATACCCCGCATCTGAGCGCCAAGGTTTGGCTTAGGCGCTAGCGCACGCGACACCATTGATAGTCCAGCGCCAACCGCAAAATAGCCTGCAAAAGCCGCAAAGCCACTTAAACTAAAAAAGGTTAGGGCCGCTAATCCTCCAGCCGCCGCCGCCGCGCCAACACCTGCCGCTAATCCTGCAACTGCCGAAATAGCCATGTTCTTACCTCAGAACTAAAGAGTAGACGCGCTCGATTTCTTCAAAGTTCAATCGTTCTAGGATTGCGTCGAAGGGCTGATGCGCTTTGGTGTTTATGTGTAGCTTGGTAATACCTTCAGCCGCTAGTGACTCGATGGCAAACTTAATGAGCTTTACGCCGGTCAAACCTTTGCGCGCTGGCTGAGTCAAAAAAATGACGTCGTTGTTAGCGAACAAGTGGTCACGGTAGTGCAGTGACTTGCTAACAATAACGACAAAGTAGCCCATCATTACGCCGTCTTTTCTGGCTGTGTAAATCCTAAGCGCGTTGACGTTATCAAGTCGTGCGTAACCTTCCCAATCAGGATTCATCTTGATGATGTCTTTGTTTAAGGCTATCTCTTGCCAGTGCTGTTCAAGCAAAGGCTCAATCTCTCGCCTGACTTTTGCTAGGTTTTCTAGTGCAAACTCCATGCGTTTACCCTCACTCGTGATGTGTGTTACTGCCGTCTTCGTCAATATCGCCGCCTCTAGTACCTGTGCCACCAGTCCCTGACACACCACTTCTGCCCCAGACAATTTCTTTCTCTGCCATCTCAGCGACGAACTCTAAGCCCTTGTCATTAGGAAAGTCGATTAGTTGATCCTCTGCTGTGTACCTTCTGACACGAGTGCGCTCAAAACCAATCAAACGATTCTCGACGGCTATCTGTATCGTGGCGGTTTCCGATGAGTCATTAATAACCATCGTGTCCATGAAGCCACTAAACACGTTTACAGGCGTGCTTATGACGCCGTTGCTAGCATCCATAGCGCCAAGCAATACTTTTAGCTCACGGCCTTGGTAGTCCTCGTCACGCGCCTTCGCTAATAACGGGTCAGTGATTCCTGATAGGGTGACTGTGATGCCGTTGGCTTTTAGTTCTGACGTCTCTGCTATTTCACCGATGGCTAACAATGTGCCAGCACCTACGTAGTCAACACTGCTGACTGTAAGATTGCCCACGCCATTCCATAGGTTTAGATTGCCGGAATCAAACGCGCACTGTACTAATATGATCGGGCGTACTAAATCGGCGGTAACTGCCGACTGCATCGCTGATGTCAGTGATCTGCTCATATAGCCTCAATGCAAGCAAAAGTGAAACCGTACAAACTAGCCTCGTTGATGCTCCATCCAATGTCATTGCTTGCTAGTCGCCATGTGCCTTTCGGCAGTGTGAAGTCCATAGGGGTCGATGAGCTAATCGCCGATCGAAGTGGCGGCATTATACTGATCGAGCTTCCAGAAATGTCGGTCACGATGTATAGCGCACTGCCTGTTTCAAAGTAATCACCAGCGACCACGCCTGACGTCGAACCGGTGACAGTCGTAGCACCCGCTGTGCCGCTCGTGATTGCGCCTGTGGCGGTCGTATTGTGTATGGGGTTGCCCATCGTAAAGGTGCCAGCCTGACCGCGTAGAGAGGCAAAGAACGCCTCTACCTGCTTGGCATCAGAACGCTTCAATGGTGGCAGTTGAACCTCTGCTTCCCATCTAACACCTTGATGCTGATAAGTCTGCTGGTCATAGGTGAACGGTGACTGACTGACAGCCGTTGCCGATCTGAGCCGCATCGTCATCGCAGTAAAGCCTACATTTGGAAACGCCGCCATTATGCACCTACCATTGCTTTGCTGAAGCCACCGCCTCTCATTCTAGCATCAGCGACAGCAGACTTGGCCGCGTTACTGATCTGAGGCAGTAGGTTAGCTATCTCTGCACGTACGGTTTGCTGTACGCCTGTGGTCACGTTGATGTTCTGAACTACTGTTATGCCACCGCCACCTAATTGGTTATTAGGAATGATTGAGCCATTGCCCGAAGGAATCATCAGCTCTGGTCCTTTTTCTCCGACCATGTAAGGACGTCCACCAGTAACAGGACCACCACGCGCTTTGCCTACATAGTTTTCAGCAGGTCCAAACGGAATTCCATTTGGCCCTGTTAATATTGGCGCTCCATTGGCACCAGTAGGGCTAATCATATTAGTGATGGCACCAAATGCCGCATCAACAATGTATTTCTGTACGAGCAATTTTATTAAGCTGTCGATTACACTTTTAGACATAGCCCGCATCGCATCTGCAAAGTTCTTTGCGCCAGTGATCGCGCCAGTAAACGCGTCACCTAAACCTGTGATTGCTTGCTCGCCTAGCTTTTGCAGGCTTGGCGTCAAATCACCAGCCTCTTGTCGTGTTCTGTTGAGGTTATTAATAAAGTTTTGGAATGCTGTCGGAGCTGGTACGAACGACTCAATCTCACTAAACGCGCTTGCGGCACGTCTTATCGGATCGTCTACAGCATTGACTAGACTGTCTATTGCCGCAATCCAGGGCGAATAATCTGGCGGCTCCGGCCTAACAGGACGCGTGAAAGTCGCCATCACTCGTTCTTGCTCACGCATTAGGCGAGCTAGTTCTTTTTTTGCTTCATCAACTGTTGGGAGGTCTAACGAATGTAAAATTGCGACTGATCTATTTGCGCGTTTTTCTCCCATCTGATCTATTGCTTTTAAGGCGGTGCTTATTGTCAGCATTCGCTTTCTTATTACTTTCTCCGCGTCACTCAGTCCGTTTAAACCAAAGAACTGACGGAAATCAAAGACACTCGCTTTCATCTCATGGAGCAACGGGAATAGAGCAAGATGAACCTGTTCTAGTCCTAAAATCAGTTGCTTAACCGCACCTAAAAACTGTTTTGCTATCGACTCAGAAAACTTTTCTATGCCGCCGTTACTATCAATTAGCTCTAGTTTGACGTTTTTTATTTTCGTGAAAAGAGTTTCTAGTGCTGGCGCTAACGCCGCAACGATTTGGCGGACGGTGCCGTTAAACAAAGACTGCAACCTAGTGAACGCATCGTTTGCTTTTTCGACACCTGCGGCTGTCTCTGTTGAAATGACTAAGCCTAGTTTTTTTGCTTCGTCAAACACCGCACTCATTTCAGCGTCTGTTTGCTTGAGCATATTCAATACGGCAGTGCCTTCAGAATCAAACAGCTTAAACGCTACAGCCAGCTTTTCTTCTTCGCTCTTTAAGTTTTTGAACGACTTAGCCAGTGTCCGCATTCGCTCATCAAGCGGCAATGCTTGTATTTCTTGAGCGTTTATTTTGAGTGACCTGAATGCGCCGACAGCTTCACCAGTGCCTCTTGTTGCTTCGGCAGTACGGCGAACGAATCTTTGCATCGCCATATTCATTGTGTTGGTTTCTATGCCAGCGAGCTGTCCAGCATATTGCAGTTTTGACAGGGCCTCAGTCGTTGTACCTATCCTGCTTGCTGTTTTTGCTAAGGCATCAGTGGCTTTGAGTGAGTTGGAAATTAAAAGGCCAAGACCGCCTACGCCGACAGCGCCAAGAATGGCAGTTTTGAGATTGAAAAACGCATTCTTTAATTTATTTAGAATCCCAAAAAGCCCACGCAGTTTCTTTGAAAACTGGTCGTAGAGCTTAATGATGATTGGAAGTTCTTTGCGTTTAGCCATCTTTAGACTCGCTTATAATCTTGAAGTACGCGAGCCATTCTAAAAACTCATTGAACGAAATCTGCTCGACTTCTTCTATAGTCTTATGGAGCCGATCAGCCAAGGCAATGAGATTCATCCTAGACTGATCGGCCTTCAGTTTTTTTCGACGTCCTCAAAAGAATCAATCATCCCAAACATTTCATTAGCAATGTCCGCAATGATTGTTGTTTCCTCACCCATCAAGTCGATCTTGTCTTCGCCAGAACTAAACAGCTTTTCGCCGTCCTTGCCTTCTGCCTTCATTACGATCAAATCAACCATTGCCGCAATACTAGGATTGACCATCACCTGTGGGTGTCGCTTCTGTAGCTCATTGAGGTCATAGCAGGTTAACGGGCGACAATACAAAGCAAATGAACCGTCATCATCTGCCCATTCTTCGACCTCTATCTTACGGCGAGACTGCTTTCGTCGCGCTCGTAACTCTTTAGCCAGACCCATTAGTTCGACGCTTCTGTAATTGCGCCTGATACTTGTACAGAAAATGACGCCTCGACCAGCCCGTCATAAGACGCAGAGATGGTCTTCGCAGTCACAACACCAGCGCCAGCGTAATACTTCTCGCCTGTGCCTGTCCCTGTTGGGTGGATTTCCCAATCAATACCTGCACCAGAATCAAGGACTAATTGCTGTGCGTCTGCGTCATCCCAAAGCGCGTCAATAGTCAGAGTCGCGTCCTTGAGGCTAGACAAGTAAGACTTTACTGAGTCACCCATTACGGTGTCCTCAATAGTGTCCGCAGTCTCGTCGATGCTGTAAGAACGTACCTCACCAACAACTGCCTCTGTGCCGCCTGATACTGCAACCTTGACTGATCCGGTTGAACCTTTATGTGTAGCCATTTGTTTTCTCCCTTACGCGTCACCGCGTGTGTATGTATAAAGAATTTGAACGGTGACAATGACGCCGCCTACTGGGTCTATTGTACCATCATCCACCTCAACGCTAATAACTTGCGTATCAATAG